AGTTTGTTGGTGTTCCTTCCAAGTCATAACGTAAGTTTAGATCTTCATCTCTTCGTCTAGTAAGGTTTTGTATCTTACCTAGAGCATTTGTGCCAGATCCTGTTTCTGAAACGTTTCTAATACCTACACCAAGTATGTCTGTGCAATCGGCTGGTAGTGTAAGGAATCGTTGTCGCACTGATACTGTAATGCTATCCAAAGCTGTTGTATACCAGTCAACCTGTGGTGTTGAAGAAAGTTTACTGAAGTATACTCTGTTGTCTCCAAAATCTACCTTATCGATCATGTATGTGCCGTTATTACTTGTGTTTGAAGAATCTGTAATAACTGCAATACTACCTTCATGTGATAATCGGATTCTGTTAACAAATCCTATTTCTGTGTCGTCGTCTCTGTCAAGTGCTGTGCATTGTGCCCAGTTTCTAACTTCTGTGGTAGATGATGTTATTGCTGCTCCAGGTGCAGTTGCATCTGGCATTGTGTAAACATCTACTGTCTTCTGTGAAAACTCATAAGGACGACTAGCAAACCAGTTTCTATAAGTGTTGTTGATGTATCGGTTTATTTCATCACGATAAGATTGCACATCAGGATCGTAATCCAGAATAGAAGCAACCGTTTCTCGCATTTGTTTTAAGTTCATTTATTACCTCTGTGCTCTAATGAAAAAACCCTGCCCCAGAAGAGGCAGGGCCAACTGTTTTCAAGGAGAATCTAAATGAAATGTCTAGAAACATTTAGATAATGCCCTTAACCCTGGGCGCAAGGTATTCGTGTGTCTCTTAGAACTGCTTAAGTATAATGACAGTTGACTGAGCTGCAGCAGCAGCAGAGCTAACGTCATCAACGGCAATAGCATGAGGAACTGCGTCCTGATCAGCTGTGAACTTGTATAAAGTTCCAGCAACAGCACCAACACATAAATAATCTCCAGCAGAAATAGCAGAGTTTCCTGCTTGGTTCTTACCTTCGACCTGTGCTTCACAGATTCCGCTTAAACAAACTCTAACTTGATCACCTGCTGCAGCAGCATTGAGTGCTGCTCCAATAGCTGATTTGTTAGCGGTTGCTTCTATTACTTTAATCACACATTCTGCACCACCACCCGTAACGACGTCAAACGTAACTAAATCACCAAGAGCAATAGCTCCATCTGCAATAAAGGTTTCAACTTGTCGTCGATGCGAGGTATCTGCTGAAAATGCGACACCATCACTGTCCAAGATGTCCAGTTTTTGTAAAAGTGTATTTGTAGCCATGATAATCTCCTATTATTTTGTAAGTAAACCTTGAGCACCGAGGTGTTGAACATACATTTGCATACGAGTCATGATGTTAGCTGATCTAGAAGCATAACCACTAATGTGTTCAAAATCTTCCATCTCAAACTGTGCATCCTGGTCGAAAGCAAGTTTCAAGTATTCAGTATTCAAGAAGTAAGCACGAACATCTTTACCAGCACCAGTTGTGGTAGTGGTTTGTAGCCCGTCCATGAATGGATCGTAGTATACTCTAGCACCGTGGAACATTAATGAGAGACGACCACCATCAAGGCTGTCTTCTGCCATAAATCTTTCATTAGTGAAGAGATCCTGCTTGTATTCTTTGTATGTATCAGAGTTCATTATAATCAAGTTCGGGCTTCCACCACCAGGGGTATAAGCTTGACAGTTGATGTATAAATCTACCATGTCTGAAATCGTAAAGGCTGCAGATTCTTTCCAATGGTTATTGAAAGTAGAGAATGTTGCAGTATCGATTCCACCAACAGTTCCTGATTGTCCAGTGCTATAAGCACCACCAGCCATGAATCCGCCGTTTCCACGTGCAGCTGTATTAGAATACAAAGAGTTAAGATCCGACAATACAGTCGAAGATCCAGCAATAAGTTGCTTTTCTACTTCACGCTGTAAAAGGCCCATAACTGACTTCATGCGTGCTTCTGCAATAGAAACGATAGCGCGAGGCCCTTTATTAGAAAGCTCTTCTTTTCTGGTAATAACTACCGGAGCAACAAAGTCGCACCAGTTGAAAGTAGCATTACGAAGTGCATCTTTTACTGCGAGGTTAACAGGTTCATACCCGTTAGAAAGTTGTGTGATTGAGCTATGCTCAGCTAAAATAAGTGGAACATCTAGTTTCTGTCCACCGTCATAAGTTTCTACACCGCCACTCTGACGCATCTGCTCTAAAAGAGGAACAGCCTTAAAAAGGTTGTCTACTTCTTCTTCGAGTAAGATACGGAGGGTCGATGATAATACGTCATTTGAAATCGCCATGATTTGTTTCCTCCAATCTATTATTCGGCTTAGTCGTTTATGTTATTTGTTTTTTTACATCAGCATGGGTTGTTCTTTCGAATCCGTAGCTTATCCACTTTTCGATGCGCCAAGTGGGGCTTTCATAAATAGCAAAGTTTTTTTCCTACTTTCCTATCTTTTTTTGTTTTTGTCTCTCAAACCATTGGTAGAGATCATAACCTTTTAAACCTTTTGGTGGATTATTTGGATTAACATCTTTACCTTGACCGATCTTCAAACCTATCTCACGCATTCTAGCCTTTCTTTCTGCATTTTCTTGCTCGAGTGCGTTAAGACGTGTTGTAGATTTTTTGCCTTTGGTTATAAAGTAAGCATCTTGTAATGACAAAGACGGGTTTGATTTAAGTAAATCAGCGACGTCATGTTTCATGTCATCTAAGTCAGGATGATTTGTTTTGAACTCTTGTAGCTTCAACTGTCTCATTTGTAGTTCTTGCTGTTGTTGTAATGGTTGAAACGCTTCTTGCATTCTTCTTGCTACTTCTTGCTGTATGCGTGCTTCAAAAGTTTCTGTTCGATAGGGATCAAGTTCAACATCAGGTTGAGATGCTTGTTCCTTTACTCGTTTAAAAAACTCACCATCAGTAAGTGCCTTCATTTGCGCTTCTAACTCTTTTCGTTGTGATGCCAACTCTTGAGTTTTCCGCGTATAATCAGCTCGAAGATTTCCAATCAATGTTTTTGCATCGTCTGGTAATACCTCTAACACTTGTCTAAAATCAACACCCTTACCTTCCGGTAAATCCTCATCTGCTAGATCTTCTAATGAAATACTTTTAGGTTTTCTCGCTTGATCCAGCTTTGCTTTCCTCAATGCTTCCGCTTGACGATTTTGTGCTGTTTCACCAAATACCTTCTTAGGAGGCTTTGACGATTCATTACCTATGTTTTCATTAGTATCACCAGAGGATGACTCTGTGTTCAACGTCGTTTCACTAACAGATGATTCTGTAGTAGTTGCAGTTCCTTTCGGATTATTGCTTAGTTCTTCACTCATTTCTTCTCCTACGTTCTTGAATGATTGTTATTAGCGTCCCATTACATACGGGACATTAAAATCTTGTCTATGTCTTCTTCTTCACCATAACTACCTTCTTTCATTGAAGGATCGTCATCTGCCATTAAGCTTCCATCAGGCATTCTGTGCATACCTTCTGGAACCGACTCTACGTCGACTTCTATTTCTACTTCTGTCCCAGCTTCTGGCATAGGCTTTCGTAAAAATGCGATAAAAGATCTGTCTTTGGCACCGGAATCTATCTTTCCTCTAGCCATCATTAGATCTCTATCATCTTTTAAATCTTCCATGTTGATCTGGTATTCGCTCATTTTAGCGTCTTCCAGTGCTGCATTTATCATCATCAGTGCCTTTACCAAATCCTGAGGTAATGGCCCTTCAACGTCTTCAGCTACTTCACCTAAGTTTGGTGCGCTAAAGTGTTCCAGCATTTTATTAACAGAACGAATGAATCGATTAACTGTGTCTCGTTTGTAGCTACCTTCCGGTGCAAACTCAGCAACCTTTTCTGCTTCCGCCATGTCGGCCATCATAGCCATTTCTTCTACTTTTTCTTGCATAATAATCTCCTATTTGTCTTGCATGTCTTTAGATACGAATGTTTTTGCAGCTGCTTCGATTTTGTCGCCTCCAGCTGCCTTAAGGTTGTCTGTCCATTGTTCTGATAACTTATCTTTTGCTCTTAATCTGTCAGCTTGTGCTTCCATTGCCTGATCTGCTTCTGATGCACTAACTGATCGATAACCATTTTGTTCTGCATACTCATGCATTGCACGTTTATCTTCAAAATAGCGACCAAATGCTTGTGAGTAGTGTCCTCTACTATTATGCACCCCATTAGCGTGCAATCCTTTACCCATGATGGCAAAACTAGGTGGAACATAAATCTGTTCTATTAGATTACCACAACCTTCTGAGTTTTCTTCTTCTGTTTTAGGATTGAACTGCATTGGTCGACCATAATAATCTGTTTGACCACAAATCATCTCTTCTAGATCGTCAAAACTACACAGAACTTCCCATTCTCTTTGACATTTCTTACATCCTACTTTATAAAATCCCATTGTCTGCTCCTATGAAATCGATTGTGCGCCTGGAAGGACGCCTTGTAAGTTTGCTGGCCCTTGAGGAGTAGAAACTAATCCTCCTGCTTGCTCAGCAGCATCTGCTCCAACTGCTTCGGCTGATGCTCTTGCTTTGGCTGCTGATACCGCTTGTTCTTTCGCTGCTTCTGCGGCACTAACAAAATCTTCTGGTAGGCCAAGTGATCGAACTAGTTCTGATAATAAATCTTTTTGTGGAACGCCTAGTTGTTGTAGCATTGGAATAGATTGTATAAACTCACGCTTCTTTACAGATTCTGAAAGAGGTGTGGATGCCTGATCCATTGCATAAATGTGGAAGTTTTCTTCTAACATTCTTGCAGATACAATCTGAGGTTCATTATCTATAACCACTATTTGTCGCACATTATCTTCTTCAACATACAAGGAAAGCATTGACAGATACACACGTGCTATGTTTTCAATGGTTGCATCACGTTCTCTTGCAAGTCGTCCTATTTCTGATGATGTATAAGCGGCTAACGCTGCTGCTTCAGTAGCACTTGTTCTAGAACTCTCACCTCTTGTGAAGGGAGCCAAGATAGAGCCTTTGTCCTTGTCTCGCTGCACCTGATTCACATAGAACTCAAGTTCTGGTGGAGTTGGATTCTGAGGTAAAGCAGTCATTACACCACCTAGATTCTCTTCATCTATTTCCACAAACAAGCCGTCAATGCCACTACAAATCTGTGCCATTTGTTCTTCATCC